CTGTACGGCTGCGTGCTGTTCTTCGGCCTGCTGGCGCGACTCTCGGGCGCTCTTTTCCTGCGCCATCAAAGCGCGCAGAGCGTCAGCCGCTCGGGGCGTGTTGATGTAGTCCCGATCAAGGCGCGGGTCTGCTGCAGGGGTCTCGGTGCTTTCGGTGTTCTCGGCTGTGTTCTCTTCGCTCATGGGATCTCCTTACGCTGGCATGTTCCCATCGGTGGCACCGATTGCGGTGGGCGGTGCCCCTCCCATACCGGGCGCGGGTGGTGCGCCCGGGATCATCATCCCTTGTGCGTTCGCCATGGCCTGCTGGCGGGCCTGTTCCATCATCAAATGAGTCTGGGCCAGGTACTCGCGCATCAGGGCGAGGTGCGACTCTTCGACCGCGTTCTGCTCGGCTTTCATCAGCGCCGCCGTCACCTTCTTAAGGGCGAGCTGGTGGTCTTGATAGGGCTCGGGCGGGATGTACACGCCCTCGTCGATCATGGCCTCGATGTTCCGGTCGATGAGCGTTGACGCTGCGCGGTCAAGCGAGAGCTTTGCTTCGAGGTCGGGGAAGTCCAGCAAGTCCTTGGCCTCATCTGCGCCGACCAGGCCGAGTGAGGTCAGCTGCTCGACGAAGGCCAGACGACCCGAGGGCGTGACGGGGAGCGAGCTAGCAGGGTGCACCTTGAGGACGTAGCTATCCGCGTCCATGTCGACCGCTGACCAATCAACGACGTCGATGGTCTTACTGTCCTTGGCCACCACCACGCTGTGTCGATTGTCCTCGGCATAGATATCTCGCCCCACTCCCACCACCTGGCGCGCAGCCTCGACGAATAGCTCTTCATACTGACGGCTGACGGTGGTGAATCGCAGGCTCTCGACGTCTTGGTATTCGCGCAGCGCAGCGCCCGAGTCGAGGCCGGGCGGCTTCATGCTCGTCGCGCTCATCTGGCTGATTCCAGCGATCTCGAATGAGCGGTTATAGAGCATGTCTAGGTGGGAGAAGATCTCCCGGTTCAAGCTCGGCGGCGTCGCTACTACAGGCGGGTTTCCGCTGTAGGGGATGATCGTCCCGATCTCATTATTGAAGAAACTCTTGCGTATCTTCGAGGCGTTCTCGACGTAGATGCGCGGGACGCTCATCAGGTGAAAAGCGCGCTGGATCTTCTGCAAGAGCTTGTTTATCTCGACTTGCATTCCCTGGATCTCAGCGGCGACGCCCTCGCCCCAGAACCCCAGCAGCGGGTCAGTCCACCGAACGAACACAAACGGGAACGATCCTTTATCCCACTGCTCATTGAGCAGGGTAGCGTTAGAGATGCAGATGGTGTGTCGGCCGTCGGTGGCGTCTGCGCCGCTCTTGATATGCCAGGCTTCGAGCACCTCGATTTGATCCACCATCGTGGTGGCCGAGTAATCGATCGTGTCGGTGGTGCGCTGGGCCGCAGCAATCTCGGCGCGCTTCTCCGGGAACAGGCGCATCAAGACCTGACGGTCGATAAATTTGCGCTGATAGAAGTTTCTCGGTTCGCCATAGAAACCATCGACCGGGTCGACGAACAGCTCGCCCGAGAACACGCGCTCGAACTGTACCTCGTTGCCCTTGCGGTAGATCTTGAGGCAACCGGTACCCATCACCGCCGCGTCGAGCAGGATCTTCGGCGCGAGCTGATAGAGCCCGCCCTGATAGAACGCTTGATCTGTGAACTGCTCCAGGAGGCGCGCCCGCCGCTGCAGGCTCCAGTTACCCCCGTGAGTGAGAAACCGGGGCCTCGGGCGCTGCCTCGACAATCGAGATACTGCGGTGTCACAAACGGACTTGATGACGTTCATGGTGACACGGGCAGTGTCGACAACCTGGTTATGGTTGAAGGGCGTGTAACCGCCGTACTCCGAGTTTCCATACAGCCGAACGTAGCGCAGCAGCGTCGAGAGCCGCAGGGTGTCGGCGGCCTCGATGACGCGGAAGGCTTCGACAAGATCGGCGTACGGCTCATCTTGCGCCCACCACTGCAAACTGATGTAGGGATCTACCTGCATTATTTTGCTGAATAATATAGCAGATCGTCGTCGGATTCTTCCTCAACATCATCATCAGCGACAGTCGGGTAACTATCGCCGGTGAGGTCCATAGCGATATCCCCGATCTTGAATTGAGTAACCCCTAAAAACTTCAGTGTCTTGACTAGCTTGATCAGTTCTTCAACCGATTCAATCGTGATTGATTGCTTTGGCTCACTCATTACGTTGTTTCCCACCATGGCTTACGTGTGGACGTCTCATTGTCCCACCACATCTTATCGAGACTCTCGTCGAGCTGGCGCTCTTGTTCCTCTTCGATCCGGTCCTCTTCCTGGTGCATCCACTGCACCGAGCCCGGCTTCGGGCGCTCGGGGACCAGGTCGTCGCGCCAATACTGATGGCAGAAGCGCCAAGCGTAGAGGTAGGCATCGGCGAGGTGGTCCTCGCAGCGCTCGTGAGGTGCCAGGCGGTGATCATCCCACTGCAGGGCGTGCAGCTCGTCGAGCAGCGCGCCGTTATAGTCCTCGACGATGGAGGCTACACCGGTAGCCATGTCGCCCGCTAACAGCTCGATGTACGCCCTTTTCTCCCGCTTCTCGGCGCTCTTGATCTTGAGTCCCCACCGCTCGGTCATTTCGGCCACGTAGGCTTTACCGAGGCCGCCAGCATCCGCGACGATTGTCTCGAACCTGAATTGGGAGTTCAGGTCCGAAACAATCTGCGCCACGTCTGCGGGCAAGAGCTTGGTCTTTTTGAACGACTCAGTAACCACCAGTCGCCCGCTCTTGGTCGAGTAGGCGCAGACCACAAACGCGGTCGAGTCGATGTAACCGAGGTCGAGCCCGAGCACATACTCCCACTCATCATGAGGGGGCAGCTCGTCGACCATGGGGATCTGAGGGTAAATCAGGCTAGAGCTATCGCGGATCCACTGCCCTTTGTACTCTCGCAGATACGTCGGGTGAGACTCGCTCCAGCCGTAGCGCTCGCAGCGGTCGGCCAGCCACTCAGCGGCCCGAGGGATGTGCGGGTTGTCGAGCAGCGTCCAGTGATGGACCGACCAGGCCGACTCGGGCTGACTGGCGTCATAGAAGAACCCTCTGCATATCGCGTTGGGCGTACCGGCCAGAACGATGCTGCCGTCATAGTCGAGCACCGCAGGCTCTAGAACGTCACTGATCAGCTCGGCCAAGTAGCTCTTGAACGCCTGCGCCTCGTCGATGAGTACAAGCGGGTATTTCGGCCCACGCAGGCGCTGGATCTCCTCCTCGGTGCTCGCGCCGGTCAGGAAGATTTGGCTTCCGTTGGGAAGCGTACAGCTCAGCTCCGAGGCGTTGAACCGCAGACCGAGATTGTTCTGCCGATCGAGCTGCTGGAACACGGGCCAGACAATGCGCTTCGCCTGACTTCGCGTGATCGAGATCACCGGGATCAAGCTACCGGGATCAAGCTCGTCTCGAACTTGAACGCGGTATCTAGCGCCAGGACGCTAAGCGCGAAGCTCTTCCCCGCTCGCCGCGAGCAGACCGCTACCTTCGTCCGGCTCTGGTCGTCCAGCAGGCTCTGCTGCTGCGGGAAGAGCAGTTTGCGAAAGTCGAGGCTCGCTCTTCTTCTTGCGCGTTCGTTTGCTTCCGCCAGGATTCGGCGCGCTCTGCGCTGGTCCATCGTGTTCGAGCCAGATTGCTCGACCGTAGGGGACGGCGACTGTGCGGGACTCGGAGCGGATAAAGATCGTTTTTTCATCGGTCCATAGCTCCAGCTTCTCGCCGGCCTTGAAGCGCTTCGAAGTCCGGCCCATGCCCCTGGATGGGTCCGGGGTGTAGTGCTCGAATTGAACGTCACTTAGCTTGATCTTCATTGGGTGCCCCAGTCCTCGGGAAGCCCTGTAAACAGGGCGTATGGGTTGTAGATCCAACCTCGGTCTTTGGGGCGCAGAGCGTCCCACATCGTGGTCATGTGCGTCGTAAACTTGAAGCGCACGTCCTCGCGCTTGAGAACCTCGTCTAACAGCAGATTCATAAACCCGTGCCGACGTAGCGAGTGCTTCACGTACACATAGTGAAGCATCAAGATTTGCGGCTCTCGCTCGACGCAAGCCCAGCCGATGATCTGGTCAGGGTCGTCGATGTTGCAGAGCACCACGAGCAACGAGCGCGGGATCAGCGTCTCTAACACCTTGTGGTGCATCTGGTAGTAGATGTCGTTGGGCACTCCCTGCGTGAACAGGCCGCCAGCGCGAAGGGACTTTAACCAGCTATTGGTCACGAAGGGGATATCGCTGCTGCGTCCCTCGCGCAGCTGCACCACTTGTTCATCTGACATAGCCCTGCACCTGGGCGACGAGCGCCTGCATTTCGAGCTGCAGCGCCTTGATCTTCCGCTCGTGTCGGTCGATCTCGGCGGTTAACCTGCGAAGCTCAAAGCCTATCTGTTCTACCCGCGCAGCGGGGGCCATGGTCGGGGGTGTCGGGTGTGTCATGGTGAATCCATCCAGTCATAGCAAGGGCGATGGTAAGCGAGGTCAAAGACCACCAGCGCCGAGGGGAAAGGCGCGGGGGCATCCGCCCCGACGAAACGCACGCGACCCCGGATAAAGCGGACTTGCGGGGCACGCGTGGCGACCGACCACCAGCGCGTATCAGGCCGAGCGGGGACCAGCATCACCACCCGAGCGCCGCGTGTGTACTCTTCCCACCCCTTGGCGACCCACTGCCCAATCGCTCGACCATAGGGTGGGTTTACCCACACGCACCCCCCTTTAGCAGCGTCCGCCCAGTTCCTTTCGAGACCATTGGCCTCCTCATCGAAGAACGCGGGGCACTTGGTGTTCTGCGATGACGCTGCTGCATCGAGCGTAAAGGCAAACTCCCCATCCAGCGCCCGGAACAACGCGTCAGGCGTGGCCCAGTCCATGCGGTCGGAGGAGAGCAGCGACGAGCTTAGAGCCATCACTCGCCCTCCCCGTTATCGGGCTTGAGTACCTGGAGATACTTCCGAGCCTCCTCCGCCTGCTCGAGTAGCTGGGCGTCGGAGAGCTGCGCAGGGTCCGAGCGCTGCTCCTGGGCGCGCTCCTCTTTCATGAGCTTCACCACGGCCTCGGTCACTTTGGCGAACTTGCCCGCCTCGGCGGGCGTGAGCGGCTCACCCGAGCCGGTCTTCGCCCTCATCGCCGCCAGCTCGGCAGCGGCTACGTGGTAGGCGTCTCCGAGGAGCTGGCCGATGTGCGGGCGCAGGCTCACGCGGTAGGTCCTGGCCTTCGCCAAGCGCTCACGGGCGTGGATGTACTCGGTGGGGTGGGAGCCGTCATCCTCGCGGGGCTTCGTGGGCGCAGGGCGCAGCCGTTCCCGCTCTACAGACCAGGGGTCCGCAGTCTCTCCACTCTCGACGGTGACGATCCGCCGCCTCGGCTTGTCCTCGCTCATAGCCTCATTGCTCCACTGGCAGGATACAGTAGTGCAGATCGCTTAACAATTATCAAGATTGGTACGGTTATTGCGCTTTACAGTCCAGGTTCACTTTCCGGTGTTCGCTTTAGGTTCCAATATCTTACATGCTCACTCTTCCAAACATTTGGTGACATGTGAT